ACCTGGTTGTAAAGTAATATCATCATAGTTATTATCCATTATTAGTTTTTGTTTTATAGTAACTTGTTTCTTTTCTTTTTGTATTCTTCTAACAAAAGCAAAGTATATTATTTGTGTAAAGTAAGCAAATGGATTCTTTGATTTTGAAGGATTAAAGTTGTCAAGGTATTGTAAACAGTTTTCTATACCATCAGAGATCATATCATCTCTAAATGTATAATTGATAAAATTCGGTCTATATGATAAGTGATTAGCTATTTTTAAGAAACAACTACCAATATAATCTGTAACTGGTGGTTTTTCTTGCTTATCTTTTTTTGCTTTGTTAACTGCTCTTCTATAACCTTTCATGGCCTCCAGAAAGTCAGCATTGTTAACGTAGTGTTCGGATTTCTTTTTTGTTTTCATAATTATTAATATAACATAATCACTTGTATTTGTCAATGTTTTAAGGTTGTTAAATCAGCATTGACTTTTCCTTAAAAATGCCTATAATGGAGCGTGTAGCGAGGTAAGTTGAGGATACTCCAGCTTAATGGATAGTTCCTGGCCCACTATTACCATCATCATAGTCATCACTAAACTCATCAAATATCTCATTGATTTTAGAGTTCTCTTGTTTAGAGAACATTGTCTTTTTATATTTGTCTTCTCTTTTAGGAGTTTCTAGCCTTTGATATTCGTTACTCATATGTTCAAATGATTTAGTCATTTCGGAAGAGGCATTTGTAATCGTCATAATCTTTTTTATTGGTATAGTTATAATCTCATCATTAGTATAAGCCGCCCATTTGATTAATGCCACATAGTCTTTGAATCCTTGTGGTGTTAATTGAGGAACATATTTAATTAGTAAAGGCTTAATTAATCTAAGTAAGCCAGATTTTTCAGGTAGTTGTTCTTTCGGAAAAGCACAGACTATATCATCGCCGTTGTCTAGTTTAATAACTTTTACTTGTTTCATTTATTTTAACTCCACATTATGGATTTCATATTCAAAGTCTTCATCATTGTAAATATTTATCCGTTCTCTAAAATGGGCCAGAGTGTAGTTTTCTTTTTCATTGTGTGTTAAATCATCAGCAATATCATATAGTGTGGCTGCCGAGTTATTATCTTTTAATCTTAAACCTCTACCTATTGATTGTAAGTTTCTTATACGAGATTTACTAGGGCTACTAAAAACAATATTGTGTAAATTACGGATATTGATACCAGTAGAAAAGGTACCGTAACTAGCGATAATAATTGCGTTATCGGACTTTTCTGTGATCTCTCTAATCTTTTCTCTTTCATCAGCTTCTACTCCTCCATGGACATAAAATATGTTGTGTTTGTCGGCCTTCTTTTCAATAAGTTCTTTTAATATCTTACCGTGTTTTTCAACATATTGGAATAGACACAAAGTATTACCTTGTAAAGATAAGGTCAAATTTCTTATGTATTTATTCCTTTTTTCATTTGAGACCAAATAATCCATTTCTTCCTGATAAGTCTTATCTTTTAACATATGACTGGCATTCTTGTCATGTTTTAAAATTAGACAGATAATCTTTAAGGCAGCCAACTTACCACTTTCTTGTAACTCACTTGTAGATACAACCTTATTGACTGTACCAAACAGTCCTTCTAATACTAATTTATGTGTTTTAGTACCATCTAGCGTACCTGTAAGACCTATTCTATACTTACATTTATCTAGTTTAGTCATTATTTTTGTAAGCGACATAGCTTTAAATAAGTGTGCCTCGTCACCAACCACCATACCATAGTCTGAAAACCATTTTTTTGGTAGATTATATACTGATTGCCAAGTCGTTATTACTACTCTTTTGTTTGTTTCTTTTTCATGGCCTTGATAGATTTTATGTACATTTCTTTCACTATTATAACCATAATCTTTAAAGTCTTTAAATAACTGTTCTACTAGTGAAGTGGTCGGAACAATAATAAGTATCTTATCTTGTTTCTTATCTTTAAGTCTTAGTAGATTAAATATTAACATTAGATAGATAATTAAAGATTTACCAGAGGCAGTTGGCGACAATAACAAACATCTATTTTTTACTATTGAGTGTACAAAAGCCTCTCTTTGATAATCTCTAACTTCAATATTAGGTATCTTTAATGCTTTTATAAATGAATCAATGTGTTTTTCATCTACAGGAACATCTTTGATCTTACTACCATCTACGACCTGTACATTATTTTCTTCACACCATTTAACTATATAAGGATATAAACCGGCATAAATTTTACCATTAGCATAACTAAACAATCTAATCTTACCATCCCATTGTCTTGCTCTATATTGTGGCATAAACTTAAAACCAGGTACTTCAAATGTAAAGTATTGACCAAGTTCTCGTCTAATATCGGCTTCGGCTTCTATCTTTAAATAGACTTCATCTGGTTTATCAATAATTAAATATCGGGTGGTTGTCACAAGATTTACTTATTTCTTTGTTTATGTAATTCGGCGTCAGCCTTTGCCATCGCCTTTACTTTTTTAGGGTCTTTAAATACAGGTGGTAATCCTAAATGATGTCTTCCATCATACACACAATTTTCTTTATAAGGGCCATCTACATTATTATAGTGTAAAAATACTTGAGCATGATCTTGTCCTATAAATGGTTCTCGCCAATGTTGTATTTCACAACCTCTATAGACAATCATATCGCCAGGTTCCATGTGTATTGGTACACCTTTGTTTCCAAAACCACCTGTTTTATCTACCCACATTGGCCAATTATATTTTTGCCAATCTTTCTTTTTGTTTTTTAAATTAGTATTATTATAACCTAAACAAAGTGTTGTAGATACTTCACAACTAGGTCTATCTTTATGTCTTTTTAAAATATCACCATTTTTATATAATCTCCAATATGAATATGTTGGAGCTAAATTTAATCCTGTTATTTCTCTCATGCCTTGTAAACCTTGTAACAATAAAGTTTCCATTACTGGATCAGAATAACATGAATATGTACCAGGCACTTGAGCGTCTGTAAAAGTTCCATCAACATCTTCTCTATAACCTGGCCATTTACTGTCTAACATTGTTTTTGCTCTATTTCTTCTTATAAAAGCATAATTATAAATGAAAGCTGCTTGAGATTTTGATATAAAGTTTTTAATTAAAACGTATTTATTTTCTTTGTAGAATTTTGCTGTATCTTTTATTTCCATGGTTTTCCTAAACTCCATAATACTAGTGAGTATCTTGTTCCTCTGGTTACTGGTGTTACACAATGATGTGTGTAAGACGGAAATATAATAATTGATCCTCTAGGTCTTATCTCTTTACATACATGAAATCTTTTGTGATTATGATGACCAAAATCAAACTTTAGATTACCACCAGCATAGTTTTTAGGGTCAGTTAAATTTACAGTCATACTTATTTTTCTAACTTTACCCCACATATTATGATTATCTGTATAACCTGGTGCTAGCATACCATTTGGTTTTAAAGGTACTTTGTCTTTTGCTGGTACATAATTACCTTTGCCATCTACCTTAAAATCTCCTTTGCCATCTAATTCGACTTTTCTAAAATCTTTCTTTTTCTCTGTACCAACATTGATAGCTCCTTTGTAAGCACCTTGCCAATCAGATTGTCCGTCAGCGTGCCAACCATAAAACTGTCCTTTTGTTTTATGTCCATGATAAACTGTAAATTGAAATGACTCTGAAAAATTCCACTGCCAATGCCAACCTGCTTGTTTGTTAGCATGATGTATATATGGGTGAAATATATCATACATCCATTTATCATTTATCCATGAAACATGACTATCTCTTACATATGCTTTACTTACATCAATACCTTGTTTCCTTAAAGTTGTTTTATTAGCACCAGCAACTCTTATATTTTTAGATGTTTTTTTACCTTTCAAACTTATACCACCCTTTTCTTTACCATCAAAGGTCGATGCATTTTTAGATATGCCGTGGCTTTCATCTCTAGTCATTTTAGAAAGACCATATGCTATAATTTCTTTACATTTTTTTTCAGGTATAGCACTTTTATAGTACATGTATTTGTTTGTTGTT